CTGTTTTGTTTTGATGTTTTTTATTGTTTTTTTGGAAAGGGTCGGTTTTACCGATCCTTTTCTTTTGCTCTCATTTTTCTCACCCTCTCGCCCTAGAATGTGTGGGTTTTACCCGGTTACCCGGTTTATCTTATAACTTATTGATTTCCATTATATTATAACTTATTGGTTTCCAATAGGTTATACTGGTCTGAAACAATTGCGGAAAGTGGATATATAAATAAAAAACAATAAGCTATGATCCCAATTTGTGAACTGGCCTTAACCAAGGCTATCGAAGTCGGCCTGGTCCATCCAGATACCCGAATTAACTCATGTGACCTCGTTCGACCAGGTACCTGGAAGATTGAGGCTAACCTACATGGATATCGTAACCAGTATGAGGTTAACGAAACCGACAGGACAATTCAACACTGGTCTATTAAGTTTGACGAAAAATGGATAATTTCGTTTGACTAGTTTTCTCAGGAGTACTCTTATATATAAAAAAACAATAAAAACAAAAAACATGAAACAGTATTTGAAAACCAAGTGTATGATAACACGATTAAAAAAATTTAATAAAAAGAATGAAAACAGAAAAACCCGAGTCTAAAACTCATCCTTTCCAATCTCAATTTTACAATATCAGTGCAGCTGTTCTGCGATCTGATTTATCACCAGAGCTTAAAATTCTTTATGCTTACCTGTGTCATGTTACTAGGGCAACAGGTGTAGTAGGTGTTTCTAACGGGGCCGTAAAGTGGGCCGATGAAACTATTGGAAACCATCTTGGAGTTAAGTACAGTACCGTACGTAATCAAATTGCTAGATTAATACAATTGGGTCTTATTAAAAAAATAGAGATCTCAAAAACCTCACGATGGTTAATTCCTAATAGAACACTTTGTGATTCTGCATTACCAGATGATGCTAATCGGGTAGCACCAAAAATTGAATTTGATGCTAATCAGGTAGCACCATTGGTGCCAATTGAAAATAATAGTGGTGCTAATCAGGTAGCACCATTGGTGCCAATTGAAGATCATGATGGTGCTAATCAGGTAGCAACTATTATACCAGTTAAATCAAATATTAAATCTGATTATAGAAACAATGATAGGATAACGAATGAATGGTTGAGGAAATACATTTATAATTGGTGGTTAGAAACTAGTGGTGGTTACAAGGATCTACTCTACTCGTTAACCACTCAAGAGGTAACCCAGTTGGAAAACTATATTGAAGAAAACCGTTACAATACATTTAAAGAAAAGATCAACTACGTGATTGAACAAAAACTATACACTTACGTAACTAAATAAATAAACTATATAAAGTAAACCATGTTAAGTAAGTTTGGATTAGAAAACTTTAATGATGAGTACATAACCTTGTATTCACCTGACTTTATTCCTGAGGATAAACCTTGGGATAGGATTTGGGCAACCTTTCTCTGGACCATTGGACAAGGTTGGGGTTTTGACCAGCAATACCACTTCTATTTACAAGACTACAAAACATGTACACCTTATGCTCCAGCTGTACCTGGTGAAACCATTTGCCATGCTTGGAACAGACACTATGGTGATTGGGTTAAAATGGGTTGGATCGATAGTCAAGTCTGCTTTATGCAATTCGTTAACACTGATTGGAATTTTGTTGAGTGGCAGATTAGGGATGTTAGGTTACAGCGGCTTTGGATTTATCTCTATAGTCAGGTATGGGCTGGTGATCAACGCAGACATGACCTCTTTACTGATATGGTAAGGGCAGTGCAAAAGCCAGCTATTCACTGTGACACCGCATGGTTTACCTCAGGTAAAGTGCATAACATTGTAAATAAAGGTGTAAGTAGAAGACCTGACTATGCACCACATTACCTAAAGGGTAACCTTCATAGAGGAAGGTCTACATCCTTTTATGGTAAAATAAAAGAAACCAATGATTGACATAACAAAAAGCTACCTGGACCTTGGCGCGATGGATAAGCTAAAATTCCGTGACGAGCTCCTAAAACACTACCTACCCTTTTGGTCAGTAGACATGCTATACCTACAACTTATGGCAGATCGTGACCAATATGTAGAGGGACAAAAATACGAGATAGCGCAAGCTTATCAAGACTTAATAGATGATCTCAAATTACTTGACAACCTGGATCAATAGTAACTACAGTGAGATAGAGTTAATGGCACAGAAGATCACGAGAGGCCATCCAGAAACTCCTGACCTTCTTCACTATAGCCTACTCCACTTTATGGAACATGGCAGAGCAGAAGAACTAGTCAAAGGTGGCCAAGCAATGAAATTCTTAAGTGGTATTATGTGGCGTAGTTTCTGGAGTGGCACAAGTGCATATCATACCGAGTATCGTCAAAAGGGAATAGTTCATGCTGGTGAAACACCTGAGGTAGCAGAAGATCCTTATGATGATAAGACTGATCTGATTGCCGATGGGATTCGCCAAATCATTGACGAAATGAAGGGTAGCGGTGACCTAGAAAAGTGGTTTCATGCTACTCTTTTTCTCCAGTGGATGGATGAACCTAATTACAGTAAACTATCACGAGTCACTGGCATACCGCGTACAAGTATAAGTCATGGTGTCCGATTGGCGCGTGAATACATAAAAAAAGAACTCAAAAAATCTGGACTAATATGGAATGGATAATCTATTTAGGAGCAGCAGGTGCACTGCTACAATATGTACCACTTTATGATCAATTCCTAAAGTTAATAAAACTTGACAGGAAACCCTTTAACTGTCCGCTTTGCCTTACGTGGTGGAGTAGCCTACTGGGTCTGGGTCTCTTTACCCAAACACCAGTTGCGGAGGTTATATTTATATCTGCCGGTGCTGCTGTGCTTGCTGAATTACTATGGAGAAAATTAATGACTATATGACAAGAGAAGAAGCAATCAGTTGGGCTGAAGCAAATCCCAACATGTTAAAGTTTAACATTAAAATGACCGGTGAACAAGTAAACCATTTCTTTGCTGTATACAATGCAATCACAGGTGAAGGTAAAAGTATCACCGGGTGTGGAAAATGCATTTGGAATATGCGCCAAAGACTACAGGTTGAATTAAAAAAAATTGAACTTATGAAAAGCTATCCCGTGTACTTAACCGCAAAAGGTAACTACACATTCAAACCCAATGGCACACCAGTTGCATACATACGTGCTGCAACCGAAACAATTGCCAAAGAACAACTAGATCTACTAAAAAAAGAAAAGAGCAATGTTCAGTAAAGGAGATCCTAATATAAACAGAGCAGGTAAAAAGCCAGGAACCCAAAACGAACAAACACGTCGTATGAAGGAAAGCTTTGCCTTCCTAATTGAAGGTAACCTGGACAGGATGACCGAGTGGTTAGACCAGATTGCAGAAGTAGACCCAAAAAGCGCAATGGACATAATCATTCGCCTTAGTGAACGTTTTGTACCTAAGCTCTCTCAACAACAACTTACAGACGGAGATGGTGGAGACCTCTTCAAAAATATCCAATTCCGTTTTGGTGATGAACCTAAAGAAGAGTAATGGCTTTTATCGGATTCACTCCACATACCAAACAACGCGAAATAATTAATGGTATCCTAGAAGGTACCCAAAAGTTTCATGTAGTAGCAGTAGGTCGTCAGGTAGGTAAGTCCCTAATGGGAATGAACCTGGCCTTATGGTGGATGATCAATAAGGGACCAGTTAAAGTGCTCTGGGTTGCACCAGTTTACAGTCAAGCAAATAAGGTACACCAGGAACTATATGATGCTATTTCCGCAAGTGGCCTTGTGCTCAAAAACAACTATGGAGACAACTCTCTCAAACTCCGTAATGGATCAGAGATCCTATTCCGCTCAGCAGAACGCTATGATAACATCAGGGGACTAACCTGTGACTATGGTATCCTAGATGAAGCTGCCTTTATCAGGAATGAAGCATGGACAGAAGCCATCAGGCCAGTCTTTGCTGTTAAGGGTAAAAAGGTGGTCTTCATATCAACACCAAAGGGCAAGAACTACTTCTATGACCTGTACCAGTTGGGCCTCTCCCCAGACCACCCTAACTACTGCTCTTACCAAGGCTCATCATACGATACACCCTATATAGACCCGCAAGAGATCCTAGACGCCAAAGCAACCCTACCACCACGTATATTTGAACAAGAGTACCTTGCACAATTTATAGATGGAGGTGGAGAAGTATTCCAGGGTCTAGACAGGATCGCATTCCGTCAATGGCCACAGGGTAGCGGTCGTGTCTATTGTGGTATTGACTTGGGTCGTCAAGAAGACTATACGGTTGCCACATTCCTTGATCAAAGCGGAAGGGTACTGGAGATCTATAGAAACCGTCAGGCTGACTGGTCTACTATGACCAGAGAAATGCTCACCCTAATCCGCAAATGGAACGCAACAGTAATGGTTGAGACAAATAGTATTGGAGATGTCCTATTTGAGCAGATCCGCCAGGGTTGGCAGGATACACATCCCTTTACCACTACAGGTAAATCAAAGCCAGAGATTATTGAAGGACTAATCCTAGACATGGCAGAGGACCGCATCGGGATCCCTTCTAAAGACCTCTACCCGGCTCTCTATCACGAGTTAAGTATATTTAGTTACGAGTACAATCCACGCACGAGACATGTACACTACGGTGCCCCTGCTCCGCATCATGATGACTGCGTCATGTCACTGGCAATTGCTAATTACAATAGGAAACAAAATCGTCAAACCGGAGCCTATGCCACAATGGGACATGCCCGCTAGGATCATACAATCACGAGCGGATAAATATTTATAGATATGGTAAAGCTACAGGTCAACGGAAAAGGCTACAGGTTTCCACAGCGGTTAACCCTAACCCTATGGAGCCAGCTGGCCCGTTTAGATCTGGGAGAACCCTTAATGTGGCCTAGAGCACTGCACTTAGCATGTGGGGCTCCACTCGAGGATCTCCGCCAGGCAGACCATAAGGCTCTAGAGTTAGGTATGGGTTTTCTCCTTAACCTAATGAGCCAACGCGCAAAGGCCGAGCATCTAGGATTTGAGCAGGTCACGCTGGGTCAGTGGATTGACTTAGATATCTGGTTGGTGTGGGGAGTAACTGATCACCTAAGTGATATTGCCGGGATACTTTGCCCACAAGCCCTCTGGGCTGATGAAGCTCTTTGGGTAACCGAGCAGTACACCAGGTGGAGACTGTCAACATATCGCCAGTACTCTAGCCTCTTTGGTCTTAATGATCCTGGTGGTAGTGAAGACGGTCCACTAGATAAGATGCAGATTGCCCGCTCTTGGTATGCTGTAATGGTTCAACTTGCAGGTGGAGACATTCTCAAACTTGACCCAGTAGCCGAGCAACCGCTTAAGAAGGCCTTAAACATGTTGGCCTACCAAAAACAGGTGGAGCGCGAAGAACGCGCCCGCCAATTAGAAATACAAAGAAAGTATGACTTACAAAGAAATAGTAGAACTCTTAGGTAACATTGCTGATCTGCATAAGTTCATTGCAGATTGGGGTTACGGTGATCTCTCTGACATAAAGACCCGTAATGAAAACACGACAGGTGGTGCTGACTATCCCTATATGTTTATCAACCCAGCTGGTGGCCAACGAGACCAGTACACGCAGACCTGGACCTTTAACCTGATTATGATGGAGGTGGTAGGACCTGGTGATGATTTTCTCACCACACAAAGTAACTGCGCCAGGTACCTAGATGATGTACTTGCCCGCTTGCAACTCTACTATGTAAGCCCAAGGGATCCACAACCAGTGTTCACAACCAGCTATACTCCGTTTAAGGAACGATTCCAAGACGAGGTGGCAGGTATGACAGCGGTACTACAGTTACAGGTTAAGACTCCTCTAGATGACTGCATTACACCGTTTGAGGATCCCATTGAACTAATTGAAGAAAACATTCCAGGTAACGATTTTATCCTGGGCGAAGACAACCAAAATATAATTGAAGAATGAGTACAGTAAAGATCTCACAAATGCCGGTTACAACCGGTGCCACCGGCCCCAATACATTTATTCCTGTTATTGTTGACGGTATTAACTATAAGATAGCTGCCGATGACCTAATTAGTCAAGGGGCTACAGGACCACGCGGAAGTACTGGTGCCACAGGAGCAACCGGGAGCCAAGGCCAGCCTGGAGCAACTGGAGCTGGAGCAACTGGTGCAACCGGTGCAAAAGGTAGTACAGGAGCCACAGGAAGTACAGGTGCACAAGGCCACACAGGTGGTACAGGTGCTACAGGAAGTGGAGCCACTGGTGCTACAGGATCGCAGGGACCTACAGGTCCAACTCCATGGATCTTACCAGCAACCCCGTATGATAATGGTGCATCTTATAATTTAGGTGCTGCAGTAACATATCAAGGTGGTTATTACTATAGAACAGGAAACCCTCTAAATCCTGGGTACCCACCAACACCTGGAAGTATAAACGGGTCTTGGACCCCTGTAGCAGATGGTGGTGCCCCGGGCGCAACTGGAGAAGGTGGAGCAACTGGTCCTGATGGAGCTACAGGTGCTCAAGGATTAACGGGATCTACTGGCGCTCCAGGATTAGGTCTTCTTGCTAAGAGCGGTGAACATGTAGGAGCTAGTGGCTACTCGTTGGGTCTAGATAATACTTACACTGTTGTTTTTGATACACCTTTTAGTACCGCTGACTATACTCCTCAAGCATTATATAATAGTGATAGTACAATTGGAGGATGGGCTGATCGTACAATTGATGATATCACTACCACCGGATTTAAAATATCCATAGGATCAACCGGTCCTACTGTAAATTCAAGTTTGTTATGGACAGCAGTTTCTCACGGTGAAACAGGTGTACCTACAACCGGTGCAACTGGCGCGCAAGGTGCTGCAGGTGCTACTGGTAGCCAAGGAGCTCAAGGTAGTCAAGGTTTCACAGGAGCTACAGGAAGTGGAGCCACAGGAGCTACTGGTTCTATTGGCAGTACAGGTGCAACAGGTAGTCCAGGCACAAGCGGTGCTCAAGGATTTACTGGTGCAACTGGGGATCAGGGACCGCTGGGAAGTACAGGAGCCACAGGTGCTCAAGGCTTAACTGGTTCGCTGGGATCTACTGGAGCTACAGGTACTGGCACTACTGGATCAACCGGTGCTACAGGTGCTCAAGGTAACATAGGTGCAACTGGACCAGTGATCACAGATATTACTGTTAACACCGTGGCACAAGCTGCATCAATTGCAATTGACTTTGCTGCCTATTCAAATGAATGGGTTGACATAACTCTTTCATCAGCAACCAACTTAACATTTACTACAAGTAATCGTGCAGCAGGTCGTCAAACCAGAATTCGCGTAACCAATTCATCAGGCGGTTCACGTACCATTACATTCCCACTTACCACTAAGGTAGGAGATCCTGTACCACCTACAACATTGGCTAACGGTGAAATTGCAATATATGAATGGCAGATGTGGGGTACTACTGATGCAACAGGATATGCAATAGGATATAAAGTAGCATAATGACACTAGAGGAATTTGCAGCACAGCTTGAGGGAATAGGTCAACAAATAGAGGACACACCCAACACCCTTTTTGCACTGGGTGAACGGCTGGTTGCACAAATGCGGTTGCGCGTACCTGTAGACACAGGTGCTCTCCGCAATTCAATCCGCTACCAGGTTGAAGGTAATGACCTTTCCTTCCAAATGTTGGAGTACGGTCAATTCCAAAACTATGGAGTTAAGGGTCTCACTGGCCCTTTTGTGAACCCTGTACCTTTTGGCATTGAACCTCAGCCCTCATCTCCACCGTTTTATTCATTTAAGACTAGACAGTGGGGACTGGTACCACAACCCTTTTATGATATAGATGACTTAACCGAACAACTGCTTGAGGCACTACAAACACAAGTACAATAAATGGCAACAATATTACAAACACCAGGAGAATACAACCTAGCCTTTGGGATCAACCCGGTAACCTTATCAGGGATCACAGGGGCTCAAGATAAGTATGTCCTGCAGATAAGAGACCGCTTTGGTACTACCACATGGGCAGATGTACGCCAGGCTCCTAATGCGCAAGGTCGTGCACTGTTTGATATTCAACAGATCCTGCAAAACCTGTTATCTCCATCACCTGTAGGCATAGAGGTCTACCAAGGCTGGGTAACTGGCATAAATGAAACTGATGAGTATAGGATCTACTATGGAACAGAAACCGCAGGTGTTGCAACTATAGATGGATACGTAAGTGGCCGTAAGGTCTTAAGCGGGAGAAAAACACCCGCTGATACCACATGGGCAAGCCAGGTTGACTACCGCTACCAAATTAGTGAAAGCGGAGTCTGTACTGTGGTTGACCAAAAGGGACTGCTCCTAAGTGATTGGCAGGTAGGTGGCTTGGCAAGTGGACAAGGTGTCTCTATACCTCCTAGGATTGCAGGCGGTGACCAGGTTGTGGTCCAGGAACTGCGCCCTACTGATGCCTACTCTATCTCGTTCCTACAAGAACCACTTAAGGATGGAGTTGCCACTGCGAATAATGTTAGTGGAGCCTGGGTAACAAGTTATGACGCAGGCGGTAACATCCTGGTTGATCAATTCATTTATAATACCACTGCACTGGGTGGTGGCCCTGATACCACTCCTCTACAAAACCTTGCTGTTGTTGATCCCTACTGGGCAATGACCCTACCTTGTGGTCCTTTGGCTAGTGAAGTGGCCAACGAAGTAAGTACTGTACCGGGTGCTGCCTATTACTGGGTAACCCTACATACCAATACAGATTCAACTTGTGCAGCAAGTGGACTTGTGTGGAACACAACTACAACCCAATGGGAAGTAGAAACAACTGAATGGGACTTTGGTGGTGGACCTACAGGTGGTATTGCTGATGATCCCGTTTTCACTCCGCTCTTGGTTAAGCTAACCGATGGAAGTTGTAATGACTTTGAGCCAATTCAACTAAGCTGGGAAAATTCACTGGGCTTCCGCGACTACTGGACCTTTGCTAAACGCCATGATCGTGATATCACTATTGCACGTAATGACTATATGCAAAACCCAATTGACTATAACTCTAGTTCGGTTAGTGTAAATGCTGGGTCACGTGGGTACAGAACTTTCTCTCAACAACTAACCAATAAATATACTGTTAGAACTGACTGGTTAACCGATGCACAAGCAGCTTATCTTGAGAACCTATTTATTAGCCCAGATGTTAGGGCAAACTTGGGTAATGGATTTATTAGCGTTACTCTACTTACGACTAGCTATGTAGAGAAAACCGTGCGTAAGGACCGTATGTTCCAATATGAATTGCAGTTTAAGACTGCCTATAATATAACAAGTCAACGAGGCTAATGGTAAATTTAAGAGTATATGATCAAAGTGGTAGTCCCTACTACATTGATCTCTATGAAACGGAACCGCTCAAACTAAACTTTAGTATTGAGGATATTACAAGTACAGATGCAAAGAGTACATTCTCTCGTGTCTTTAGGGTACCGTCTACTCTTAAGAATAACGAGTTCTTTGCAATGGCTTTCCTAATAGAGGGAATTGACTATGATGTAACGGTAAAGGTACCTGCTGAAATTGAGGTAGGTGGAGCCTTTTTCCGTGCAGGTCATATCCGCCTACAAAACATTTACCGTAACGAGGAGCAGGGTAGGATTGATTATGAGCTACTATTCCTAGGAGAGACAAGAGATTTCTCATCCCTAATCGGTGAAAAACGCCTTTGTGATCTAGACGGTAACGCCGCAGGATATACCCATATCCTTAATTATGCCAATGTTGTCCAGAGTTGGAACGCCTTTCCCCAAAGTACAAGTGGCACTGCAGGCCTTTATAGCGGAGATATTCTCTATCCCTTAGCGGACCACGGTAATACCTATAATGGTAGCGGTGTGGCTCAGGAAAGTGAAATAAAGACCGTAGGTAGTAGTCGCTTTACGCAGAATAGCCACCCACTCGAACCTGAAAGGTTTAAACCAATGATCCGTGCCAAGAGCATAATTGATATGATCTTTGCGCAGACTCCCTATACATACACAAGTTCATTCCTAACTGGTACATTCTTTAAAAAGATCTATGTAAGTGCCTGGGGTAACGATGCAAGTATTGAGGCTCAAACAAATCAAACCGAGCAACTAATGCAGGTTACATTTCCAGGTATCTATAGTTGGACTGGTGTAACCAATATGCAGATCCCCTGCTATAATGAAGTTTATGATCCAGGCAATAACTATAGCCCTAACCCATTTCCACTTCCAGCCTTTGCTTATACATGTCCCTTAACAGGTGTATATGACTTTACTGCAAGTGGTTATATTAATGCAGTACCTGATCCCTTTACTGGTCCTGCGGGTGGTCTTGTTGAGATCTGGGTTAACGGTGTGGTAGCAGCAAGTGGACCCTTTGCAAGTAGTGGCATATCAGATGTAACACTCTCTACTACTCTTAGTGCTGGTGACTATGTACAGATGTACACCCAGTGGTCTGCCAATACAAATTTTGGTAGCTACATTGAGGATGCAACATTTACATGTACAGGTGCACCGGGTCTACTTGACCCTACATTCCTACTTGACTGCGAGTATAAGCAAATAGATTTTCTGCGTGATATCCTAAAAGTATTCCGCTGTGTAATGGCTCCTGATAAAGACAACCCAAATAACTTTATCATTGAGCCTTGGATTAGTTATGTCACTACTGGTGAAACATATGACTGGAGCGAAAAGGTTGACAGGACTAAAGACTTTCAAATTGAGCCACTATTCTATACTCAAACCGACGAGATCCAATTCCTATTTAGTGAGGATGAGGACTGGCTTAATAAGTACAACCAAGATGCCTATAAGCAGGTGTATGGGCAGCTGATCTTTGATAGTGGTAATGAGCTCCTGGCTGATACGAGAGATATCACCGTAGGATTTGCACCAACACCTACAATACAGGTTGAGGGAGAAGCTCCTACAAGCACGTGGATTATTCCGCAACCACATACGCATGACAGTGAAGGCGGCGCAACAGTACACTTACCTATTAAGCCAGTTACAAGATTACTTTTCTATAATGGCTTAAAGGCTACACCGGCCACATGGTACTTTA